TATTCACTTAAAGACATACCAAATAATTTATTTGCCTGTGCCATATCAGTAATACCAGCAGCATTAGCTATGGACATTTGTGTGTACTTATCCATATCTTTAAATTGTACACCTTGAGACTGAACAGATTCTACAACTAATCTTATTCTTTCTTCTTCTGTTGCTACCAGTAATTGTGATGAATTTAATAATCCACCACCAAGAACTGCATTTAATTTACCTGCTGCTTCTGCTGCGCCTTGGAATGTGTCCATCTTTTTTACAATTCCAACAAGAGTTGATACCTCAAGACCAGATGCTTTTGCGGCAGCTTCCAATCCTCTAAACACATCAATACCTTTCTCACCATACACAACAAGAGTGGAAGCAGCACCAGCAAAATCGCTTGCTATCTTTTGAGGAGATGTACCTAAAGTATTTGCTAAAACAGCTAATTGTTTGGATGTTTCAATTGCTTGGGAAGAAGACATACCAAAAGATTGAATCAATGTTGACATATTTTTAGATGCAACATCAGAGCTTACTCCTAAGTTGGATAAAGTACCAATTGTTGCTGCCATCTCAACTCTTGCTTGTGAGGAAATCTCTGTAAATTCAGAAAAATTGTTTGCCAAGGAGAGCATAGCTTCTCCTGTTTTTTCCATACTCACATTATTCATACCAGCAAAATTTGCTGCCATATTTAATTCAGTAGTATACCCATCTATTGCACCAGTAGCTCTTCTTAAAGAAGCTGATTGACTATCTAGCACAGTGACACTTTCGACAGTAGATTTAACAATTTGTTGTGTTATTGCTGCTGTAACGTTTTTTATATTTAAAAATTGTTGTTCAAATTTTGTAGCAAAAGATTCATAATTTTTTGTTAATTCTTGAGTATTTAAAGAACCATCTTCATTTGTGATAAAATCATATATACTTCCTTTTTCTACCTTTAAATTTAACTTACCAGCAAGAGAGTCAGCCATATTATCGGTAAGCTTCTTTCTTTCTCTTGATAATTCTAATTGATGTTCTTCTTGTTGTATCAATAATTGTTTTTGAGCAATTTCAAAAGCACTCATTTCATTGCCAGCTTGTTTTCTATCTGCCATTTCTTTTTCAAGTTTGGCTTGCATTTCTTGAATTTCTAATTCTTTAAATTTAATATTTTTTGCTTCTTCTTCAGACTGCGTTCTTTTACTCATTAACCCGTATAATTCTGTTAAAATCTCTTTTTCTCTTTGAATTGAGTCAATTCTTTTTTGTTGAAGCTCTGCCGAATTTCTAATTCTTTCTTCTATTTTGTCAAGAAGAGCAAGTTGGGCTTCTAATTCCAATTTTAAACTTTCAGCAAAAACTGCACCAGTTCTAAGTGCTTCTGCTTGCTGATTCTGTAGTTCTGTTATTCTAGCACTAACTAACGCTTGTTTAGTAAGATCGTCACTTGAAGCCATTTATAAATTAATTCCTTTTACAATAAATAGTACAAAAGAAAAAAGCCAAGAAGGTTATTCTTGGCTTTATCTTACTTGGAAGAAGCTTTTGCTTTTTCCATTTCTTCGTTTTGTTTTTCAAAATGTTTTGCTAATCTATCGCAGAACCAATTTCTTAATCCAATTGGAAGATTGTATAACTCAAACAATGACCATCCACCGTGTAGTTTCATAATGAAGAACTGTTCGTAAACAGACTCCATATACTTATCGTTTAGGCCAAAAAAAGTCCGCTGTAAACGGAACCTCCATTGAGTCTTCAAACTCGCAAGCGGAGCAAACAAAGTTCTGTTCAAGTTCAATATTTGGGTTTATGTTCTTATAAACAGTTCTCAAATATTTTGAATCTTTGGCTGGAATATTCTCAACCATTTGGGTTAGTTTTCTTCTATCAGTCTCACCATTCATTGAAACAATAAAGTATTTCATTTGTTGTGTCATTGTACTTTCTGGTAAGTTATTCTTCTGTTGTTCTTGTGATTTAACAACCATTTGTCTTTCATCTAAACCTGTGAGAAGTTTTATTTCAACTTCTATTTTTGACAATGGTAGTCTAACAATGAATGTATTTTTCTCTGTTGTTATTATACCAAGATTATCTAATTCTTCTTTTGGAAGAGGATAAGCCATAGTATTTATATTTAAATCAAATGTATGTTGAGAGTTTACTCCACAAGATGGACAAGTGATCTTAGTTTCATATTCTTCACCATAACCAGATATTCTTGCTGCAACAATTAAAGCGTTCTTATCACCAATCAATAAGTTATCAACTTTAATTCTTTTATCAACAATAATATCATTTAACATCTTATCAACTGCTAAACCTTTTTTAAGTAAAGCTTTTGATGTTAGAGTGTCTTCATCCTTTGCTGTCATATGTCTTATTTCAATCGTATCTTGCATATACAGTGGATGTTCTGGAAGATATAAAATTCCTTTAGATGGTATTTCTACAGCCTCTGTTGGTGTTATATATGCAAATTGTTCTGTCTTTTCGATCACTGGAGTTGGGTCTGTTGTCTGTTCTATAGCCCCAAATCTTTCTTCGTTATTTCTCATTTTAGCCTCTGGTTAATTTATTTTGCTTTTGCCTCACAGATTTCAGTTTTATTTTTTTCTCCTCTAGCTACCTGTTGTTGTTCGGCTGGTGTTAGTGTACATCTAGGTATTCTTACTGGACCACCAGTTTTTGCTGGAGGTGGTTCTACTGGGCTTGGTGGTGAAACGGGTGGTGGAGTAGTAACTTGTTGGTTATTAGGTTGTTTGGGTTTAGGTTTTACAGTTGCTGCTTTTTGTGCAGCTTGTATTACTTTAGCTCTTTCTGCTGCTGCTTTATCGCTCCAAGCATCCTCTGTAACTGGAATGCCAGAGCGATTGAATTTATCAGCCTCATCAAGAAACTGTTGTTGTCCTTCTGGGAGTTCCGTACCATCTCCTAATGTTTTATTATATTGAGGATAATAATTAGCTCTTTTATATCTAAATGATAAACTTATTTCAAGTAGATCATCACTACTATAATCGTGATCTCCAAAATCAACTTTAGTAATCCAAGGATGCTGTAAAAGCCAGTATCCATTTGCGTACATACCACCAAAAAATACTTCCCCACGATTTAAATTATAGTTTGGTGGAGCTTCTGCTGCAAGAGGACTTTTATTAAGTCTTGAAGCTATTTGTCTTGTCTCATATCCCATAGAAAGATCATAAATTTTTATTCTAGATCCTAAGTAACGTTCAGATACTGGATCTGCTACTTGATCCTCATAAAATGGTTTATTATCGCTAACAGTCCCATCAACCGAAGGTGATCTTGAATATAACATTCTTGCACTAGTATATCTAGTTAGAATATCATCCAAGTCTTGACCTACTTCTGGAGCTAAGGTGTTACTATAAGGATTTACAAATTTTACAGTTATTTCCTGCCAAGTCCATGATGTTGGAAGGGCTACACCTATATCACCTGTAAATTGATTTGCATAAGAGTCTGTATCATAACCAACTTGAAACTTTGGACGATTAATTGATTTAACTATCCAAGGATATTTTCCTTTAGTTAATTCATCAAATTGCCCACCAAACTCTACAAAAAATCTAGACTTTCTTTTAGGATCGACAAATGAATTAGACCAAAAGTAGTTCTTATTTGTTTTAAGTGCCATACTAGTATTTAGTCTAATAAATAATTATTTTATCGATTAACGTAGGTAGAAGCAGTTTCTGCTCCATCTGCACCAACAGAGTAGAATTCTGCCCAATCGTATCTAAGTTTAACTGTTACTTCTTGTGCATCATCTGAACTGTAATCATTAGAACCAAATTGAATGTCTTTGATCCAAGCATTTCTTAAAGACCATTTTTCAACAACATTACCTTCATCATCAATTTGTAGAATATTTACATTACCTGTAGTAGCAACTGCACCAGCTTTTGAAAAAGATTTGATACCTGTACCAGCAGTTCCAGCACCAACATCACCACCATTATTTAAAGCTTGTGCAACTTTTGCTGGGTTTTGGTAACCAAAAGCACTAAGTATTTGTGTTAGATTTCTTGTCATATCTGGTATTGACTCTCCAATTTCAATAAGAGAATTTTGACTGACACCAGTTCCAGCAGGATCTACAATAGACATACTTATTTCTTTCCACTCTAATTTACCAGGAAAGAAAAAGTTATGACCTAAAAAGGTATGTTTAGTTTCTGTTATTGTAAATCCAGGTTTATCAATTTTCTTCACAACAAATGAAGGAACATCAAAGTCTCCACTTATTGGATTGAATTGTACTAAAAATTTAAACTTTCTTTTTGGTTCTACGTTTGCTGAACTCCAAAATGTTGCCATTACTTATTTCTCCCTAATATATTGTAATTAGTATTAGTCTGCAAATGCTGCACCAGAACTTGAAATATTAAAGTCAATTGCAATAAATTCAATTGCTCTAGCTGGTCTTAAGTAAATCTTTGCGTAGAGAATATTTCTATCGACAAGATCTGGGGTTGTTGTTGTACTATCAAGAATCAATCTGTATTCAGTTATACCAAGTCTAGATTTAACGCTCTCTAAGAATGGTTCTACTTGTGACTTAAATCTTGACCATGTAGAAGAAACGTTTTGATCAAAGAGAAGTGTTGAAGCGATTGTTGAAATCTCTCTCTTCAAGTAGATCATTAATCTACGAACGTTAATTCTATCAAGTGCAGATGGTGTAACTTGAAGAGTCTTTTGACCAAAGATTACAATACCTTCTGCTGGGAATTGTGCAATTGGATTGATATTAGCTTCATAAAGTAAATCACGTTCTCTTGAGTTAAGTCTTTGTGCTACAGCTAATACTGGAACGCCACCACGACCTTCACTTAAACCACCTCTGGTAAATCCTGCTGGAGCAAACCAAAGTTCTTGTGATGCTTGACCATAAGAAAGAGCACCTAGAGCAACAACTGATGGTGGAACCCATACGTTTTGATTACTTATAGTGTCTCTGATTTGTACCCAAGGATAGTAGGTTGCACCATAACTTGAATTGAAGCTTCTAGCTTTTAGAGTATTTACTACAGAATCAACTGTTGCGCCTAATCTATCAGAAGTTGTTACTTGTCCTTCAGAATCTGGTTTATAACTTGGTAGATCAATAATAGCCATACAGTCAGCACGATTCTCTGCTGTTGTAACCATGTGAGTAGTTACGTTTGTGTTTGTAACTCCTGGCATTGCAATTATATCTGTAACTATCAATTCTGGGTCTGCTACTGTATCAACTGCTCTACGAAGAGTGTAAAGTTCATAACTATTAAGTTCAGTTTCTGTGCCGTTGAATTGTGAGTTTCTAAATGCGTCAGTTTCTGTTATATCAAGACCATCAAAACCTCCAACCAATGGAGCAACAAACTTATTAAAACCAGCATTCAAAACTGCTTCATAACCAGCAGAAGAAGTTAATGTAGTTAATAGACTTACATAACCATTTGCAGTTATTGAAGTACCAGCAACTCTGCTTCCAGAAGTATATACTGCACCATCAGTAGAAGAACCAGATATATCATCTAATGTAAAGTAGAAAGAGAATTCTCTATTGCTTTCAATATTTGTAGAGTCTGGATCATTAGTGTAGAAACTTGGGGCCATTCTTACATAATCAACATATGATTTATCAACCTCAGTCTTTGTAGCTTTCAAAGTTACATCATAACCAAAGTAAGCTTTTGTATAATCGTTAAGTTTCTCTGCTGAAGCTGATACTCTTAAAGCTGGTGCTGGGAATAAGAATTTTGCATCAAATGTATTTGTTATGCTACCTGTAATTTTTAAGAACTTAGATGCACCAGCTTGATTTTGTGAACCAGAAGCTACAACGAAAGTGTTTGATGGAGTAGCAGTAGAGCCAGTTCCAAGAACTTGAAGTTGCTTGAATCTTACAGGGCCGTAGAAACCAAATGGAAGTAGTTTTGGATCAGTCAAAGCATTGTCTACTTCTTGATTCATTTCTACATAAACGTATCTTGAAAGATTTGGATAGTTACCAAACTCTCTATATCTCTTTTCGGTATCGCTCCATTCAATAAATCTATCACCTATCTTTCTTGCAATATAATTTTCAGAAGCTGGGTTTAGATTTAAATTTGTAAATCTTTCAATTATTTGTGGATTTAAATCGGTATCATTTGCTCTTCTGATTTCTACAGAGAATGTACCGTATTGTTCATAATTTGTTCTTGGACCTTTTATATCTGAAATTGCAATCTTAAGATTCTTTGATTCCCACTCACCAGAGTCAACAGTGATAAATCTAAAAAGTTTTGTCATATTAGTTGGAGAATATGAGGAAGTATCAAACCCTAGATCTTGGCTGAAGAACCAACCTGTTTTAGATTTTTTCATTCCAGTTCTAAAATAACCACCATGAGCTTTTGAAGATGAATCAGTATTAGCTGCTAATGGTGCTACGAAACCATATACTGTACCAGCGGTTGTATTTGTAACATATTCTGCTTTTGATCTATCAAATGTTTCACCTAACCAATAATTTTTAAGATTACTTGTTCTTGTAATAGTTGAGTTAGTTAAGGAAGCATTTGTGTTAAAAACGTCACGAATATATTTGTTACTATCTTTATTGAAGTTAAAAGAAGTTTTTAAAGCTTGATTACCACCACCGTCAAGTAGTACAACTTTGAATTCTGAATTTTCTCCATCACTCTTGAATAGTGTATTTGAGCCTTGGAAAGCTTCAGTACCTGCTGCTAATGTACCAGTAAGTGCAATAGAACCAGTTGTTAAGTACCATACTGCTGCTAATGTGCCAGTAAGATTTGTTGAACCAGAGTTTACAAGAAACAAACCATAAGCACCACCAGAGTTACCAGCGGTACTTGGGTTATTTACTTTCCATCCTGCTTTACCTGTATCGTCTGTCGCATTTATGTGCTCGGCTCCAAGAAGTCTTATGACGTTTACAGATGGAGTATTTCTTAACCAAGCTTGTATTGCATAAGCAGCGTAAGTTGGAGCAGCGTAATTGCCATCTCTCCAACAATCATTTGAAACTCTACCAGCTACTGGGTTGCCGAATATCTCAACAAAGTCTGACATTGAGCCTAGGCGAACTGGTCGCATTGCTGGTCCTCTTTCAAGACGGCCAATTATGGTTGGTCCTACGCCTACGGCACCAGCAGCAATTTGTGAATTGTCGAATTCTTTTACGAAAACGCCAGGTGATACAAACTTAAATTTTGATACTGACATTGTTAATCACTCCCTGTATTTTATTATAATCATAAATAAATAGTAATATTATATTGTAAAAGCACTATTCTACTAATTTACGTTTATTTTTATTTATATCTAATCCTTGAATTTGATCGCCAAATACTACACTTTCTCTTGGAAATTTAAACTCAACTGCATTTTCTCTTATAACAATTTTTGGTCTATCTTGATTAACATCAGATCCGATTAGTTTTCCAAGAACCTCTAAACTTATTTTAGAACCATAAACTTTTCTTTCTTCATTTAAAGATGAATAATTGTTTTCTTGTGTAAAATCTCCATTCATAAATGCTTCAAATCTATGATTATCTTTATTTAATATTATTGATCTTGTGTTACCATTTTTAGTAAAAAATGGAGTTATTATCTCGTTCATTTGTTGTACATATTCTGTTTTAATAAAAATATTATACATAACAGTTACATGGACAGGGATTGGTATTGTTACAGTTTCATAAACAACTTTTTTATTAGATAAAGATCTTTGATCTCTTAATTCATATAAACCAGCTTTATTCTGTAAAGTTCTTGAGTTTCCTCTTTTAATATTTTGATTAGCACCAAGTAACTTATTTAAATCAGCATTTTGAAAATTAGAAGTTTTATCTTGTTGTATTCTTCTTGCTATTGTAATAGTGCCACCTTTTTCATCATTTATATCTCTTATGTTTGCTGGTACTGAACCTTTTTTCTGTGGGTCTTTATTTATAGTTGTTCTTTCCAATGTTATAATTGGATACTTCAACATACCAGAAGAATCGCGAATATCTTGGTCATTCTTTATTTGATGTGCTCTTTCTGCTGAAGTCCAAATAACTGGGACTTTTCTCCATCCTTCATTGGTCGTAGAATAAATATTCATCTTCTCATTTAACCATTCAAATACAGCAAAATCTATTGTTTCTATTGTTGATGGTTGGAATTCTATTTCTTTTAAAATATTTGACATTATTTATTTATCAACCTGTATAAATGAGGATAGGAATTTTTTGACTAACCTTTTGCATATCATCAGCCATTTTAGCTTCAGACTCAGCAAGTTTATGATAAGTGATTTGTTCAAGAATCTTATTAAGTTCTTCCTTTAGTTCTTTTCTTTCTTCTTTACCTTCTGACATTAAAGCAGCACCATTTAAAGTTACACTTTCGCCAGGAATTGGAATTGTACTAAATTTAGATCTAATATGTCCAAGCATCTCTTTGCAAATTGCAAGAGCGTATCTTCTAATCCATTGTTTGCCAATTGAATTTATATTATTATAAGGTATATTAGCAAATGGAAGAGTATTCATATTATTTACGCCTCCAACAGTATCATCAGCAGAGCCAGATGTTATTTCCCAAGGATTAGATTGGTTTGTAATTGAAAATTCAACCCAATAATTTGTAATACCTATATCTGTTGGTTGTGGAAAAAATCTTATTTTATTATTTCTAATCTCATAAGAAAAGTGAGAGTTTCTTGTGTAAATAGCTGTTTCATATGCCATAGCTTGAAGTTTGTTGTGCCATGTTGGGATTACTTCAAATGTGCTATCATCTGCATATTGACCATAAGATGAAAGATTACCAATAGCATTTAACCCACCATAATATCCAAAGAATCTCCACATTGAGTTTGGAGTTTTATAAAATACTCTTCTAATAATAACTCTTTTATTTCCAACAGAACCAGAGTATGGAACTGGACCGCCAGTAATAGGATCGTAATTATTTAAAGAAGAAGATTCAATTATTGCTTGTAAATCATAATCTTGTTGATATGGTATAATAGGAACCGAAGCTGAATAGATTGGTTCTATTCCACCAATACCAGCCTCTGTAGAAAATGCATCGCCATATCTTGAAGCATAATGAAGGTTATATTTTGGATAAGCTAATTGTGGACTTTGACCAGCTAAGGCAGATCCAGAAATAAATTCACCATCTTGATTAAATGAACCAGTAGCTGCTCCCAACATTGTGGGAAGAGAGTTAATTGATTGATGAAGATTAACAAGATAAGAATATTCTAATACTGCTTCTTCGTAAGCCGCATAAACATTACCTGTTGTTAATTCAATATCTAATACATCACCACCAAGTCTTTTATAAACAAAAGCAACTTGGTCTGCTGCACCAGAAAGAAAGTTAGTATTTGATGAATAAATTCCTAAAGGTAAGGATAAAGAAACATCAGCAGGATTTCCGCTTGATGGTAAAACAACTGCGCTTAATGTAGATGCAGGAGTTAGGGTTGGAACTGCCATTCAAAAAATACTCCTCAATACTTTAAATAGTTGTAAATAAAAAAAACCCCCCAAACCTTTCGGAATGGGGGGCTTCTTTGCCTAATTAGGCTGTTCTATCAAGAACCGCTCTCACCAA